GCTAGTGAAGCAAGGCTACACATTCACCACTGCTTCCGCTCGTGTAGGGCTGAACCCCCGCACAATCACAGAGTGGCGTCGTCGTGGCAAGGAAGAAATGGCACGAGGACAAGAAGGCAAGTATGCCAAGTTCTGGTGCGACTTGGAAGAGGCTCGCATTTTCGCATGCTCATTGGTCGAGAATGCTCTGTTCTCTGCTGCTATTAACGGCAACGTCTCGGCGATGATTCGATATCTCGAATGTCGTATGCCTGATGTGTGGAATGCCAAGCGGGTAATGGAGATTTCCGTCGAGACTAAGCACAAGCTAGACGTGAATTGGCAGGTAGACGTGAAAGCCCTAACAGATGAACAATTACGCGCCAAGGTGAAAGAAATTGCACAAGCTGTGGAAGTGACCGTGGGAGATCATGTGGATGATGCGGCACTTCCCGCTTTACCCGTGACTGCTGAGGCGGTGGAAGATGCCTAGACGTAACAAGGTCGTGTCCCATGTCGGAACAAAAGCTCCTGAAGGTCTTCCCACCCAGTTGTCCGATGGAGACAGGACTCAACCGCTCGACATCAAAGATGTGCCTAACATGCTCGGTCAGCTCGAATGTATCCGACAGGAACTCGCACGTCGCCACCTTCTCGACTACACATTGTACATGGACGAGAGCTACAAGATCGGACGCCACCACAGGCTCATTGCAGCTCAGCTCGAAGCGACCATCAATGACGTAGTCGCTATTCACGAGGCACGCATGAATGAGTCGGAGAGCGATAATCTGCGTGTTATGATCTTCATGCCGCCTCGACACGGTAAGTCTCGCCTCGTCTCCCAGGAGTTTCCTGTGTGGGGAATGGGCAACCATCCATGGATGACGTGGATGCTCACATCCTACTCGGCAGACCTCGCTCAGGAATTCGGTCGAATGACGAGGAACAAGATGAGAGACAGCGAGGAACTGTTCGGAGTCAAGCTCGCAGAGGATGCTGCTCGTGCAGACCGATGGGGACTCGAAGGAAGCCACGACAATGGCATTGTTGCAGCAGGTGTTGGTGGCGCTATCACTGGTAAAGGTGCTCATATCGCCATTATTGACGACCCGATTAAGAACTATGAAGAGGCTAGCTCTGAGACGGTGAGGCGCTCTGCCTACAATTGGTACCAGACTACGCTGCGCACTCGTTTGGCTCCAGGCGGTGCCGTGATTGTCGTTATGACTCGTTGGCATCAGGACGACCTTGCAGGACGTCTGTTGGCGGATATGGAGAAGGGTGCGGACAAGTGGAAGGTACTGAGCCTTCCCGCTCTGGCAGAGGGCACCGATCAGCTCGGTCGTTCTGACGGAGAGGCGCTGTGGCCAGAGATGTATGATGAGGTGTCACTGAATCGTACACGAATCGCCATGGGCAGCTACATGTTCAATGCTATGTATCAGCAGCACCCCAGTCCTCCAGACGGTACCATGTTCCGTAGGAAGGATTTCAGGTACTGGGAGCTCATCGACCATACGTACGTGCTTCACAGGGACACGGGCGATGAACGATTCGTGCCTGAGCAATGCTGGCACTTCCAGACCGTCGATCCGACAGCCTCTGCCAAGACCACAGCAGACTGGTTCGTATGCAGTACATGGATCGTCACTCCGAAGAACGACCTGCTTCTTTGGGATGTGTTCAGGGCACAGATGGAAGGCGCTGAACAGCCTAGGCTCCTGCTAGACCAGTACAGACGCTACATGCCCACGTGCATGGGCATCGAGGTCAATGGTGTTGGTCGTCCCGTCTTCCAGATGCTGCGCAATGCTGGTGTGCCTGTAATGGAGCTGAACGCCACCAAGGACAAGGTCACCAAGGCTATCCCCATGGGTGCTCGTTACGAGAGCCACAAGGTCTTCCATCGTATGGGTGCCGCATGGCTGGGGGACTACGAGGATGAGCTCGTCGGCTTCCCCATGGGCGCTCACGACGACCAAGTCGACACTGCATCCTATGCCGCTATCCTCACTCAGGAGCTCGCCAGCCGTAGGACTGGTGCTTCACTGGTCGAGCTCGACGTACCCAACATCATCTCACCAGTGTAGGAGGTATCTGAATGGCAATGGACAAGAATCATCCGCTCCTGAAGATCGCCAATGGGCTGAGCGGTGGACAGCTTAACAGTCTCAGCGAGGCTGTCGAGCTGTACGGCAACATAGCTTTCACCGAGCACAGCAACAACGAGCTGCTGCAGGAGCGTATCGCTGAGCTGGAGCTGGCTCTGGATGACGTGGGCTACGAGCGTATCGGTGACTCTACGCTGAATCGTCAGTTCACCAAGGCATCCATCGACAAGATTGCCGCTATGGCAAGGGTGTATTGGTTGAAGAATCCTCTGGTCAAGCGAGCCGTAGCCACTCAGGCGAACTACGTGTTCGGTCATGGTGTCGACGTGGTAGCTGCAGACGAGGATGTCCAGTCTGTTATCGATGCGTTCATGGGCGACTCCAAGAACAAGGCTGAGCTTACAGGCGAACAGGCTATGCTAGTCAAGGAGACTGAGCTCCAGGTGACTGCAAATCTGTTCTTCACATTCTTCACAGACCCTCTCAACGGTGCCACTCGTGTGCGTACCATCCCGCTGAACGAGATCACTCGCATCATCTACAATCCCGAGGACAGTAAGGAGCCGTGGTACTATTTCCGTCAGTGGCAGCAGCCTAAGGAAGCAGGCTCGCAGAAGTACGAGACCCGACAGGCAATGTACCCAGACATCAACTACATGCCTCAGGGAGGTCTGCCTCGGTACTTCAACGGCATCGAGGTTATGGCTATGAATCCCGTATACCATGTGAAGACGAACTGCCTGTCCGACATGGAATACGGTGTTTCTGAGATCTACGCAGCCATCGACTGGGCTAAGGCGTACAAGGAATTCCTTGAGGATTGGTACACCATTGTCAAGAGCCTGTCCAAGTTCGCATGGAAGGCTACGAGCAAGTCTGGTGCCACGGGTATGGGGCAAGCCAAGCAGGTGCTCGAAGGAGCCATTAACGGTGGTTCTAACCCTATGAATGGTGATCTCCCTGGGCAAGCGGCTCAGGTATGGATGTCCTCAGACAATTTCGATCTTACACCCATGCCTAAGAGTGGTGCCACGGTGGCTGTGGACGATGGTCGTCGTGCTCTGCTGATGGTATGCGCTGCGACTGGTATCTACGAGCACTACTTCGGAGACCCTAGCACTGGTAACCTTGCTACTGCCAAGGCGATGGAGCAGCCGATGCTCCTCATGTTCCAGGAGCGTCAGGAGCTGTGGACGGACATCTTCAGCACGGTGCTGGGCTACGTCATCGACCAGTCTGCGCTGAAGCCTGGTGGTAAGCTCAAGGGTGTCCGCTCGTTCAACGACTATGGAGAGTCTTACGTTGATACAGGCGAGCTTAACCGTACGTTCGATATCAAGTTCCCGCCCATCCTCCAGGAGGATATCAACGAGCGCATCGATGCCATCGTAAAGAGTGTGACCCTGTCTGGTCAGACCCCTGCCAATACCATCGATCTCAAGACTGCTACTACCCAGCTGCTCACTGCGCTCGGTGAGGACACGGACATTGTGGATAAGCTGTTCCCCGATGAGCCGAAGAGTTGGGACGAGGTCGAAGAGGAGAAGCAGCAGAAGGCTCTCGAGATTGCTATGGGGCAGCAATCCGCTGCAGATCAGCAAGCAGCTCAGGCGGCTAAGGCTGCAGGGGCAATTGACAATGCCAAGAAGAATGGCGACGATATCAAGAATGCCAAGACTCCTGAGGATAAGGCAGACAAGGCTGCTGGTGAGGTCGAAGAGTCGTACATTCAGTTGCTCGATAACATGGTGGCTGAGCTTAGGGAGAAGGGTATCTGATGGATGTAGAGTCTTTTGTGCCGATTCTTATTCTGGTGGTCGCTTTTATTCCGTTTGCCTTGATGGATCTGTTCAGAGACCCTGAGGAAAACGCAAAGCGAATCGTCGATGAACAGAAGTTCGAATGGAGGCATCACTAATGGCAGAACCCTACGGCACCATAGCCAAGTATCGCAATGCATTGGCTATCAAGAAGCACAATGCCATCATTCAGCCGTGGGCTTCTGCTATGGCTCTTGACGTTGCAGCTGTGTTCTGGGCTACGTGGAAAGGTATTGAGGAGCGACTGCCTGAGGGAGATGAAATCCTCGAAGCAGAAAAACCTCGTGATTCCCGTGACCTGAAGAACAAATATAGCGCGATAATAAGGGTCGAGGTCAAGCGACACTCTGCTGAATTGCAGCATGTAATCGAGAATTACATTTATCGAGTGTGGCTTGCAGGTGCTGTAGAGCAATGCCGTGACCTCGGGTGCACTGGGTGGTTCTTCTCATCCCTGTCGAAGTCGTCAACTTCATCTGAATCCGCCAGTGCACCCGATGGTGCCTCTCTTCAGGAGGCACCCAGAGTCCGCAATGTTAAGGCGGATAAGTCTGGATGGGTGTCACTTCCTAACTTCAGAGCACAAGAGTACGCTAAGAAGCATGCTGCAGAGGCTGTAACGCAGATCAACGACACCACTCGCAAGGAGATCGCGCGTATTGTCTCCGATGGCGTCAAGTCTGGTTCTTCTTACAACGATATAGCCAATGCTATCAAAGACAAGTTCGAGGAATTCGCAGTCCCGATGCCCCAGAAGCATGTGTCGAATCGTGCTGTGCTGGTCGCTGTCACAGAGCTAGCGAATGCCTACTGTGAGGGAAACGCTCAGGTCGGTAACTACCTTCAGGACAATGGCGTTAAGATGATGAAGGCATGGCAGACGCTTGAGGACGACCGTGTGTCTGACGGCTGCAAGGAGAACGAGCGTGTCGGCTGGATACCGATTAACAAAGAGTTCCCCAGTGGTCACATGCATCCGCCTCGTTTCCCAGGATGCCGATGCGATTTCCTTCAGGATATCCTCGAAGAAGACATGCTGGGCAAGCCAATCGAGGCTTTGTACGGTAAGCAGTACACCAACAGTGCTGTTAACATCACGAAAAGCTCGCCAAGCAAGACCGTTTCTTCTCAGGTGCAACAGGTTACTCCTAGCAAGAAAACAAAGGCTGGTAAGGCGGCTTCAAAACGTGTCGGTGTTTCTAGCGCCCCCAGTTGGGATAAATGGGATCTGAAAGGTGTAGAAGAGAAGATTAATTCGCTGAGACCTGAAGACTACCATATAGCAATGGATGCATTCGCAAAAGGCGACGAATCTGAGTTCGCAAGCTGTGCTGGAGGAAAGCTTCCAGATGTAGTTAAATTGCTCAGAGACAAAAAGGCCTCGTTTTCTTCCATGCCAGAGCCTTTGAAGGATTCAATTCAGACCTACACGGGATCTTACTACCTACAAATGAACGAGTATCTCAGAAAAGGTCGTAAAGTAAACAGCCTTTTCTCTGATGAAAAAGTCAGGACTCACGTCGAAAATGCAGAAAATGCGATTAAAAAATACGGAGTTACATCTCATCCGATTGTTGTGAACCGAGGATTCGATGGAGATCTCTGGGATTCATGGAAAGAAGGTGAGACTAAACAGATTCCTGAGTTCGTATCGACCTCTGTGAAAAGCACAGGTTTTCGCAAAGATAATATAGCGCATATTTATGTCCCACCGAATAAGGGATGTGGGATATATGTAGATGGTGAGTCTAAAAACCCAAGAGAATGGGAATATCTCATCGCCCCAGACTCGAAGTTTAAAGTACATCATATTGAAGACAATGAGTGGGGCGGGAAAGACTTCTGGCTCGAGCTTATACCTTAGGAGAAACGATGACAGACTTTTTTCATTACGAGGATTCACCTGGACCAGGTCATAGTGTCGATGAGCCCATCAGGGCAAAGCAGCCTATGTGCCTTATGTGCAAGTACCTTCTAGGCTTCACTCCAGGTGCCAAGCCGTACTGCAAGGCATTTCCAAACGGCATTCCCGACAAGTTTTGGGATGCTAAGGTCGATCATACCGTTCCATACACAGGTGATAGTGGCATTACATTTGAGCCTTAGAGCAGTTAAAGCTCACTATTCCAGATGGAACTTAGCTTTCTCGCCTTGTTACTAGAGAGATAATTCTTCAAGAACGTGCTGCGCATGCATGGAAAAGCACTCGCAGCACGTTTCTTTGTAAGAATGTGTGGCTTGACGGGAGGTGAACATGGATAACATCACATTCTTGGGCTCACTGCTCACTGAAGCAGACAAAGCCGTAGGCAAGTACCCTGTCAAGGTCATTCAGCCTGGTTGGGGTTCTTCTGGTTACTATTCCGAGACCGTTCTTGCAGCTTCTGCACAGCTTTTCGAGGGTGCGCAGATGTTCTGGAACCACCCAAAGTCCTCCGACAACTACGAGCGTCCTGAGCGAGACCTTCGAGATCTCGCAGGCGTGCTCACGAACGTCCGTTATGAGGAGACCAATGCGAATGGTGCTGGTATCTACGGTGATGCTATCGTGTTCGAACCTTTCCGTGAGACTCTGAACGAAATTGGACCATACATTGGCGTGTCTATTCGCGCTGGTGGCAAGGTTCACGAGGGTGAAGCTGAGGGTCGCGCAGGTCTTCTGGTGGAAGAGATTAATCTCGTCCAGTCTGTTGACTTTGTGACTCGCGCTGGAGCTGGTGGCAAGGTTCTGGCTCAGTTTGCTGAGGCTGCACGAAGCCCATACAACGTACTTGAAAACGTAAATGAGGAGGAATCTATGAATCTTGAGGAAGCTCTCAACGCCATTGGTGAGCGAGACAACACCATCAATGGTCTGAACACGCAGCTTTCCGAGGCTCAGGGTCAGATCGATACCCTCACCCAGGAGCTTGCACGCCTCAACGAGGCACATATGCTTACTGAGTGCGGTGCAATCGTCGCTGCAGAGCTGAAGGAGAGCGACCTGCCTGAGGTCACCAAGGAGCGTATCCAGCAGGAGGCTGGTAAGTTCATGGCGACTAAGGATGAGGACAATAAGAAGAAGCTCGACAAGGACAAGGTGAAGCAGTCTGTCCAGGAGGCTATCAAGGCTGAGGCTGAGTACATCAGTAAGCTGTCTGGTGGCATTAACGTTACTGGCATGGGCTCCAAGGGTCACGAGAACGACGATGATCTTGCAGAGGCTGTCGACCTTACCGATGCCTTCAAGGCTATGGGTCTGTCCGAGAGCGCGGCTAAGATTGCCGCTAATGGCCGCTAAGGAGGAAACGAATGGCTAAGAACTTTGTTCAGGTCGGCGAGAACCTGACGCTCCCTGTCACCGAGGACGTTAAGAGCGGTGAACTCGTTCAGGTCGGCGAGATTATTGGTGTCGCTCTCACCGATGCTAAGACCGACGACGGTACCAACTACTACACGACCATCGCTACGAAGGGTGTGTGGAACCTGACGCTGAAGGCGACCACTACGGTCGGTGACGTTGTTTCTACTCAGCCGAAGGGTGGTGGTAAGGCAGTTCCTGTTGGTTTTGCGCTTGAGGCTGTTACGCATTCCAGCACGGACATCGTTGTCCCTGTGCTGCTTTGCCTCGGTCTCGCCTATGGTGCTGCAGACCCTGTCAGCGCGTAAAGAAAGGTGTGAATAATGGCTGAGTTTCTTGAGCTTGTAGAGTCTATCAACGCAGAGGCTGCGACTGCAGATAAGCTCTTTGGTGGCGAGGGTGTGCGAATCACTCCTCGCAACAATCCGCAGTACAACAAGAATCTGGCTGAGGCTGCGAATCTTGTCGCGAATCTTGTTCAGCGTGGCAACAAGCTGGATATGTATCGCTTCCAGGAGGCACTGACCACCAGCGACTTCCCGATTTATTTCGGTGACCTGCTTGACCGTCAGATTCTCGCTTCCTACGCTGAGGCTCCCCAGACTTACACCCAGTGGGCTAAGGTCTCTGAGGTGGCTGACTTCCGTCCTGCCAAGCGTTATGCTATGGACGGTGGCGAGGCTGCGCTTAAGACCGTTGATGAGCTGGGCGAGTACAAGTCTGTCGGTCGTCGCGAGTCTGAGCTCCAGTTCTCTGTGAAGAAGTTTGGTGCTCGTTTCGACATCTCCTGGGAGGCTATGATCGATGACGATCTGTCCCTCCTTACCGACCAGCCTACGCGCTTTGGTAAGGCTGCTCGTCGTACCGAGGAGCGAGAGGCTACCAAGCTCCTCATGAACAACACGTTCTTCTCTTCTAATAACGACAACCTCATGTCGTCCAATCCGCTCACGGTTCAGAACCTTCAGAAGGCTATCGAGAAGTTCACCGCTAAGGTGGACGACGATGGCGAGCCTATCATGGTCGGTCCTGCCATCCTCATGGTTCCCCCTGCGCTTGAGGTCACTGCGAACAACATCCTCAACGCTTCCGAGTTCCTTGCATGGGACGGTGGCCAGGAGTCCTTCCAGATGCGTACGAACAACTGGCTGAAGGGCAAGCTTAAGCTTGTTGTCAACCACTACCTCCCTGTCCTCGATAAGACGCATGGCTCCGACGCTTACTACCTGCTCGCAGACCCGTCCGCTGCTCGTGGTGCCGTTGAGTTTGCATTCCTCCGTGGTCACCGCTCTCCTGAGCTGTTCATGAAGTCTCCGAATGCCATGTCTGTCGGTGGCGCTTCTGCTGGTGCTATGGCTGGCGACTTCGACCACGATGCCATCGGCTACAAGGTACGTCACGTCATGGGCGGTACGGTCATTGATCCGAAGTGCGCTCTCAAGTCTGTGGGTGCGTAAGGAGGCACCATGGGACAGTACGCTGACAAGGTGAAGCTGGTTCGGCTTCTCACTGGAGACAAGGCTGTTGACGATTACGTCTTCACTGACGATGAGATGGAGTCGTTCCTTGAGCTGAGCAACGGCAACGTTTACTACGCTGCTGCTGATGCGCTCGACGCCATTGCCGCCAATGCAGCGTACACGCTTAAGGTGCTGACTATTCTGGATGTTACCACGAACGGACAAGCGACTGCGGAGGCGATTCGAGCTTCCGCAGCCGCTCTCCGTACCAAGGCTGATGCGGACGCAGCTAACACCATTGTATGTGGCGTAGTTAATGTGGTTACTCCTCAGTTGCCTACGCATTGGCGTCCGTGGTGGGAGGCTCTCGCATGAAACTCCTAGGCAATGGCTGGCAGGACATGCTGAAAGGCTACTTTGACCACACAGTCACGTTCTACAAGCCGACTAAAGAGCAGGACTCCACAGGACAAGTTCTCGATAAGTTCGAGGAAGTGGAGGCTCTGACCGATATCCCCTGTGCAGTTGGCAATCGAAACCTAGCTAAGACGAGCAATACCCAGTCCAGCTATGGTTCAGAGGAGGGATTCGTCCGCATCCTGATCGCAGATGCCCATCCTGAGATTAAAATCGGCTGGAAGGCGGTCATTGACCATATGGACAGTGAGCCGTATCTCGTTCAGGAGCGCACTCCTAACCAGTCAGCCGATGTTAGCGAGATACCTGTAAGTAGGTGGTATTAATGGCTAAGAACAC